GTAGTTTTAAAGTGTTTTTACACAACATTTAAAGAAAGCAATAAAACATCAAACACCAAAAATTGAAGATAAGAACAGCCAAATTATAAAACAAACAGATAAAAAGAAAACTAAAAGGAATAAGGTTGTAAATAATAATTTCTATCACTACGCTTGACCAAAAGGTCAAGCGAGTGCTCTGGCAAAAATTGGTGTTCTATGCCGCGTTTTTGAAGGCCTTCATTCAACTGAGACATCCAAGCCTTGTAAGTGGGATGTAAATACGCTTCTCGTTGAAAAGCTGCAAGTTTATCATGCAGCACCACATTACAATCCTTGGTTTTGTCTAACCAACTGAGAGTGCTAAAAATCGTTTCTGGTGCTAAAGGGCAAACAATCTTGTTAAATTTCGGCGAAAACACAAACTCACGTTTTAAAAAAGTGATTTCTTCCCATGTCTCACCATCCTTCTTAATTTGCTCTTTACGCGAATTAGTAAAGCCAATGCCAATTTGATTGTAGAACTCAGCCATAGTTCGCATATTAAAATACTCAGTGTACTCCTTTATGCCAACGGTCTTGTCATCGCCATAATCAAATTCTTTGACAACATGCAAAAACAAAGACAAAGTAGGTTCGATTCCAACACACCGACAGACCCAACTGAACCAAGTTGCAGAAGTCATTCGATTTATCATGCTATTGACTATAGCAGTCAAAAAAGAGCCAGAGGGCAACGAGTGAGTAGTCTGCCAAAGGTTCTTACGAACCAAGACTAAAGCGTGAGACATATTATACAAAACAAAACGAGCTACTAGACGAAAACGTGAATCAATACACTTTCTTGACAAGACTTCAGCGCTACCTTCTTGCAATTGAGCGGACATCTTACCGTCCCAAGTGGGAAAGTCCCCTCCCCACTTCAATTTGCATGAATCGAGCTCTCTATAAATTCTGTCAAAATCGGCCAAAGGATTAATTCCGATCATGATGCCGTTGGACCACTTGTCATTCTGTACTTGCGCGACCATATTGCCGAAAACTTGTTTAGTTATTATTTGCATTATGACAGAGCAGCATCGAAACGT